CATTTGCTTTCCGTTCCGTATGTTTTGCCTAGTTTTATATGTTCTTTTGTTATTTATGATGGTGATTGAATAACAACATCGCCATTTTCTTTTTTGACTTTATTTTTTCCACTTGGAAGAAAAGAATGAATTTCATGAAACTGGACATTTCCGTTAATATTCTCACCTATTTTCTGTCCTATTGTTAATTCTTTCTTTTGAATCAACTTGTTTCGCTTGATTGAATTTTCTTCTCTTTTAGCTTTCAGATCGGATAAGTCAGGGAGAACACCAGCTTGTCTAAATGTATCTACTGCATTGTCTAGATGTTTCTTTGTTTTTCCTGCTATTGTAATTTCATCAGATCCCATGCCTCCGTCTGCGTAATATAAAATCGCATGTCCTGATTCTGGATTTTCATGTGTATGCCATCCAAAATGAATAGTTCTAGATACAACAGAGCTACCTGATACGTTACTATTTCTTTTCAATCCCATTTTTGCGATAGCTGCGTCTGTTGAATTTAAACCAGCCGCGGATTTTCTGATTGTTGCTTCTGTGTCGCCGTATCCGTTTCCTCCGACTCTATGCAGAGAATAAGTCTTTGTATGTGGATAATTAGTTTTTACATAGTGTTTTGCATCTTCTAAAGAATGCGATGTTGCATCTGCAAGAGAATTTGCCTCATGATCAGAAAGCCAATTAATTCCTCCTGGATTGAACACTGCTTCGTTCAGTTTATTTTTGTTGTTTCTGAAGAATTGGATTGTATCTTCTATTACATTTTCCAATAAATTTTCATCTGTTATTCCAGAAACCTCATCAAGAAGATCGATCAAGAAAGACTCGCTCATAATTATGAGTTTTCTTTTATCTTTTATCTTTGTATATGCTTCGGCAATTTTATCCATGCGTCTTCTTTCTGATAGTGGTTAGATCCTTACGAGATCGCGTTCTAATGACTTATTTAAGGATGGATGATGTAGGACATACGAAATGATTGGATTTGATTGTAGATCGTTAGGATTAAGATCTTGACTTTGATTCGAAATCGTATATAATCAAAGAACAACTATATGATTGATATGACAATACAAGAAAAAATTAAAGACTTTGATAAGAATGATTGGCGTCAGGTCTCAATGCAATACAAGAAAGAACCAAAGCATGGATACACGCCAAAATATCTAGAAGTCATCAATTACATCAAAGAAGCATACATAGACATTCCTTTTGCGGAAGCTGTTTTCATGTTGAAAACTGGACAAGAAAGGCAATCGTGTGTTGCATGCGGATTGTTTAACGTATTCAGGCAAGATCCTCAGCCGATGTACAATGTCTATTGTTCTCACAAATGTAGATCTGCAGATAAGAATACAACAGCAGAACCGATCATCATTGATGGTGTTGAATACGATAATTTTGTCAAAGCATCAGAAGCAATAAATGTATCAAGATTCTTGATCAGACATAGACTCTTTGATCCAACTTTTCCGAATTATAAATGGAAAGCAGAAGATCATGATAAGAAATGTTTGGAAAAATTAAAAGAGTCACATCCAAAGATGATTGACGAAAAATATTTACAACAATGGAAAGAAAGCGGAAAAACAAGAAAATGGCTTGCTGATGATATGAATCTGACAGCAGAAACTATAGATTATGCATTGACATTCTTTGAGATAGAAAGACAGTTTTCGCAGATCTCAAAAGAAGCAGAAGAACTAAAGAACGATCCAGAATTACTTCGATCTTTGTATTCTGAGTTTACATCCGATGAACTTGCTGTGAAGTATAACATATCACCATCGGCTATCTTACAATGGATGAAAATTCATGGCATAGAAGCTGATAAGAGTACAAGCCAATCTGCGATCGAAAGACACTTGATAGAATTCATTAAATCTATGGATGATTCGATAGAAATTTTAGATCGAGACAGAACAGCGATTGGGAAAGAATTGGATATATACATCCCAAGTGCAAATCTTGCAATCGAGTGTGATGGTTTATTCTATCATTCGGAAGAACCAACTACTGCTGATAAAAATAAACATTCGATCAAGCAAAGATTATGCGAAGAAAAAGGAATTACGCTTCTAAGATTTGTTGATGTTGGCGAAACAGGAGATTAAAATAAACTAAAGATCATCAAATCAATTTTGATGGCGAAACTAGGTATGACCATCAAGATTCATGGAAGAAAATGTAATCTAGTAGATGTAGATTCTTCTGCAGGATCGAACTTCTTCAGAGAAAATCACATATCAGGAAATCGTGGCGCCTCAATGTACATCGGTCTGGAATACGAGAACGAACTAGTCATGTGTATGTCATTTGGACGACCAATATCAAGTAGATCACATGAATGGGAAATTGTTCGGATGGCGGCTAAAAGAATGACTACAGTTTTCGGAGGATCAAGTAAAATATTCAAAGAATTTCTAAGAAGAACATCTGGAGATGTGATGACGTATGCTAATCTCAGATTTGGGAATGGTTCTGTCTATGAAAAATTAGGATTTACAAAAATAGGAAGAACCGATCCTGGATATATGTACACTGATATGAAAACAACATATTCCAGACACAAATTTCAGAAACAATCGATTCAATCTGTTTGTAAAATTTATGATCCAAATAAAACAGAACAACAGAATGCTGAAATTAATGGATATAGAGTTTATTGGGATTGCGGGCATGCAATCTACGAATTGAAAAGATAAGATGTGAAAAAGGCCCCGAAGGGCCTCTTGATATATTTCTATATCTGCTGTAAAATTACAGCAAGTTCGTGATTTTTAGACGCCTAAAAAATCTGTTAGAATTCGCTGTCAAACCACCATTCACGTCCGTAGGATTAGCAAATGGGTGAGCAACGATGCCATATCTAGTTTTAAATGCGATCTTCGGTTGGAAGCTCAATGGATCAATAGCGCGATGCAATTGAAGAGCTTGGTAAGGACAGTAATACAGACCAGCCGTATATGGATCAGCGCCTTTACCGATAACTGCAAGCCAGTTTTCGTTGTTCGAACCAAGGTATGGATCGATGAACACGCGATAACGACCATTAAGGATACCAGCAAAAGTAATCGATGTTTCGTCGATAATTTCTGGACCTTGAACAGCAGGAGCAAAGTCAAGCACACCAGCAAGAGCCAAGGCAGATGCCACGTCGCTTGAGCAAACGATAACATTACCACGGACCAAACGGGTTTCCTTGGAGATTTGGTTAGCATCGCGTTCGATACCAAACATAAGTCCCTTGAACTTTTCAACAGACCAACGACCACCAGCATCTGTATCCAAGTCGAAAACGCCAGGGATAGTAGCATATTGAGCACCAGGAACAGCCGATACCAAAATGGTACGGATGATTTCACGGTTTTGTTCGGCGATAATTTCCGTAGAAAGAATGTCGATCAATTCTTGCTCAGCGTCAAGTCCATGAATAGCGCGAAGGTCTTGTACCAATTCTTGCGAGTATTCAGCTTTCAAAGCACGAGTAACAGCGGTAACTGTTTTGCTTTCAAAGGTCATTGCCATTTCAGGAATAGCAGGCTGACCAGAAGTACCCAGAGCTTCACCTTGTGCAGTAGTGATACCAACACCATAAGTGAACGTAGCAGCAGGAGTGCTATTCAATGAACCTGGATTAACACCAGCTTGAACAGAACCACCTTGAGTAGCAGAACCAGAGAATGCCGAATCAGCTTCTTGGAAGAGAGCTTCAGTACCAGCTTGGTTCGTGTACTTAGCACGTCTAGCAAAGATCTTACCAGTAGGCATGACCATTGGTTGAACGCCGCAGAATTCGAAGCCAATATTCTGAGGAGCAGTTCTGCGTACCAGAGAAATAAGGACTGGATCATACTTGGCAATACCACCTGTATCAGCATATCCGCCGACAGCGTTGGTTGGAGCCGACTCAAAAAGAGCTTGCTTACCTTCGTTGTTAGCTTTTTCTTGGTTTTCCAAGAGAATAGCTGTTACTTTACGACGATATGCGTCTTTGATAGGAGCGCTACCTTCGATATCGAGGATTTCACCCCACTTAGTGACTAAACTTACATCGTGTTCCATTTTATAACCTTTCGTGTGATATGGATATGTTATTTATACTTAACAATATCCAATTCAATTTATTATTTTTTTACCGAAGTTTTTCTGATAAAATCAGCATATTGTTTGACATTAGTATCTGTAGATA